AAGGGCTTCCCGGGCCTTCTTGGGCAGGTAGCGCTCTCCGGTGGCCTTCTTGCCCTGGGTGGAGGGCTTGCCAGACTTGGTGCCCCACTCCTCCTTGGTCCATTTCTTGAGGCTCTTCTGCGGCTTCCTGAGTGCCATCAGTCCCGGTAGCCTCCGCCCTGGTCTTTGTATTCCTTGGCGAGCATCTGGGCTTTCCTCGCGCTCCACTGCCCTGGCTTACCGCCCTTGCCCCCGGCTTTGATCTTCTCAAAGATCCGTTTGCGAAGCGCGGGTTTCGTATAGTTCCCCGCCTCGTTGACACGAGACTTGGTCTTCTTGGCGGGGGCTTTTTTCTTTGCGGTCACAACCACTTACTCGTAAAACACATCAGCTTCAGACAAGTTGCTCATAAGGAAGTACGTCCCGAGCTTTGTCTGAAAGCCGCTGTTGGGCAGCTCATAGATGTTGGCAAAAACATCGTTTGCCGAAATGGTTTTACACATCAGCCAGCGCTTTGGCTTTGGCTGCGTGGCCCCGCTGTTTGCGACGTAGTTGCACGCAGGAGTGTTTGTGATCGTATCTTCGTTCAACATGGTGATCGTGAACGTGTTGGTCGCAGTCACGGTAATGGGGTAGTTGCCGGACGTTGCGGTACCTCCGGTCCCCGTTGCAAAGCAGATCCCAACCACATCCCCGGTGGACAGCCCGTGGTCCGTTTTGGTAACGGTCACCGTCGTTCCAGACTGCGCATACGTCCCGGCCACGGGGGCCGTGTCGGTGTCGTAAATCGTCAGCTTGCCTTCGCTGGCCGTGCCAACTACAGACACCAGCTTTAGTCTATTGGGACCAAGCAGTACAAAGCCCGACTCTCGGCGGCTGACCTGCCTGATTTGAGACAAACTATCCATCAACCTGTTCCTCTTCTGATGGGGCTTGATCCAACTGGGCCAAAAGGAAATCCAACATCCCAATGGCCCCGTTGGCCTCATGGAGCATCTGAACGTATTTGTCCCGCTGCTCCACCGCCTGAGACTTCAGGCGCTCCAGTCCTTCTTTGTCCAACATTAGGCAGTGACTTCGCCCGTATAAAGGATCAGGTAGTAATCAGTTCCCGCTACCCGAACTTTAAGGGAGCCGCCCACCGTCGCAGGTGCCGTGCTTCCGGTTTGGAACACATGACCCGTCCCGGCAGTCACGCCAGCAAGGTTGAACAAGCGGACGTTGTCGTCAATCGTGGCAACGTCGTCGCCCTGGGTGGAGATATGGATGAACGAGGTCAGGGTGCCCGTGTCGGCGCCGGTCGGAGCGTTCAGCTCAATCTCAAGCGGCGCGTAGGTGCCGCCGTCGGTGCCCGCGGACAGGGTCATTTCTGCCACGAAAGCAGAACCAAGGCCGGTGGTTTTACCAGAAGCGCCGTAGACGGTAATCGCCTTGAGGGCGTTGGAATAACTGCCGAGAGCGGCGTCAGCGTTGAGCTGGAAGCGCGCACGGCCAGCCAGACCGCCAGCACCCGTCATGGTGTTTTCCATCACGATGGGTTCGACGTTAGACCCGCCGGTGGAAGCACTGGAATAGGTCAGGTCGATAGCGCCATCAGAAGCGACATCAAGAGAGGTCGTCACGGCGCCACTGGTGGCATCCTTGGTGATGACCTCAAAGCCGTTTTCAGACCGAACCGGCCCATTAAAAGTCGTGTTAGCCATGAGTTTCTCCTGTCTTGGCTAGTGTCAGCAAAATGCTGTCAGAAGAAAAAGGGGGGCCGAAGCCCCCCTCTATACTGCACTATCAGCTCGATCCAGGCGAGCCGTAAATCCCAAGAGGATCGGAAACGCCGAAAGAATAGCGCTCGCGGCTCTTGTACCGGACGTTGCCGGTGTCGAAGTCACCATCCATGGACGTTTCCAGCGGGGTACGCTGGAAGTGCTTCATGCCGTTCGGAACATCAGTGATGAGGAAGAAGGCATTGTTGTCCGTGAGATAGTGGTTGACTGCGTAACCCTCAGGGATCGCACCCATGTTGCGGATCGCGTTGATATCGTTATCCGCCGTGCCGACGCGCTGAGTGGTTTCCAGCAGGCGATCTGCCGTAAACATCAGAGCCGGGGGCACGATGAGGCGACGGGGCCGGGCGGCAATCAGCAGACCACGCTCGTCGGTGAAGGCAGCGATGTCGATGATCGCGTTCTCCAGGGACGTTTCGTTGAGATCTGCACCAACAACCGGGCGGTTGTTGTTCTTGCCACCGTTCACCAGCGGGTGACCGTCACCGCCCGTAACCCCATCACCAGAAGCGGTGAAGAGGTTAACGCCATCCCCAGACTGGAAAGAGTTGGAGAAGCCGTTGTTGAGCGGGAAAGCAGCCTTGACCTGCTTGGTGTACGCCATGGCGCGAGCAAGGGCCTTGGTGTAGCGAGCGGAAAGAGAGTCATAAAGATTATCTTCCATCGCCTCCTCGGTTATAGAGAAGCCCATTGCAATCGTTTCATGGTTGTAGCGAGCCGTGAAGGATTCCTGTGCCGCGTCGTAGCTGATGGCAGCGCCTTCCGCTTTCACGGGGGCGGCACCAAAGCCAGACAGCTTCACTTCTTCCTCAAAGGACCGCTCGGACGACTCAGTTTCGTAGATAAGCTCATGCTCATCTTCGTACTTGTCGTACTCCAAACCGAAAAGCGCGTTAAGCCCCGGCAGGAGTTCCTTCAGCATTTGTGCGCGTGAAATAGCCATTGCTTAGGCCTCCTAATTAAACGCCAAGGGCCGTGTCGTAAGCATGACTTCCGGGCAGCCAAGTCACAATGCAGTCAGTGTAGGTATCACCAACAGCACTGTCAGGGCCATCCACGAAGTCAACGACACGAAGCGGAAGGGTATTGGTAGTTGCCGCAGAGTCTGCGTCAAGCGCATTACGGCTACGACCAATGCTCGTAGATCCTGCCGTGTTGATAGCAGAGATGTTGTTGCCAAGCGCGGTCTGCGCAATGGAACCATCACCCTGCATGCGGAACAGCAGACGAGGATCGTCAACGACGTAAGCCACAATATCATCCGCAGCGGTGGACGCCGGGAAGTACTGGGAGAACGTCTTCTGGTTGGTGGTCGGGTCGGTGAACGCACAGCCAACGAAGATGCCGACAGTACCTGCCACAACGGCGGTGGTGACTGCAGCCTTCTCAATCGTACCCGTGTCAACCAGCTTAACGAAGTCGCCGTAGAAGATAGCCGTGCCATAAGCATTGGCGATCTTGATATGGCGCACCTTGCCCGTGAACGAGCCGCTGGCGCTTAGGGTATCAGTGGGTTCCGCCCCGCTAGGGGTTGCTGAAGTAGCCATTGATATGCTCCTTATTTATGGGATTTGGGAAATCACTTTTTCCCAAAAGTTGTCCGCGTGCTTCGCTCGGGCTTGAGCAAAGGCATGCGCGGATCATTCTCCCGCAAGAAGCCATTGTCAACGGACTGCATTTGGTTAGCCGCAACTTGGAGGTAGTGCCGATCCCGGGCTTCCATTTTTTCTTTGGGAGCCTTGCACAGCAGCAACCCGCCAACCTCGATGTTCCCATCAAACTTCGACCCAATGTCGGAGCGAAGCTTAAGCTCAGGATAGTCCTCTGCTTTACAGGGTTCCCATCCCTCTCGGAACATGCGGGATACGTTGGTGTTGTCCGACTGACCTACAATGGAGGTCCGAATCCAACGGTGAACCCAGCCATCCCTGGGAGTCGGGTTGGGCAAAATAGATGCCGGTACCCAGCTATCGGATGGCCGCGCTTCATCCTCTCGCGTTTCACTTTCTCGGGGGGTGCGCTCGACTGCCATCATCCTTTCTCCTTCAAGAGCTGATCGGCATATTGCTTGTTAGTTAACCCAAGACGCTTGGCGAGAGCGACTTGAGTGGACGTTAGCTGCACTTTGCGCGGTTTGGCACCGTTGCTCCTACCGGAGGGTGCCACCACCGACGAGGGTCTCGATCCAGTCGTCGCAGTCGCGGTACGTCCATCATTCCGCTCATCCGACCAGTCGTGTTCCGGGAAAGCCGCACGCATGCGGTTATCGATGTAGTCAAAGTAATCAGGCGAGTTGGGCTGAATCCCTTTGCGGATCGCAGCCTCATGCGAACCGTAGGCCAGGGCGGTCATCTCTTCATAACCTTGCCGCATGAACCACTGGTTCTTCTCTGCCCAGGCCTGTGCCTCGGGGCTGACCTGGGGTTGAACTTGCTGCTGCTGTGCCACACTGAGAGCCGCCTGACGGGCGATCTCTTGGCGACGTAGTTCCTCCTGTTGCGCCTTGTACTGCTGGGCGTTTTGGGAGTAGGAAGACCGATACTTTTCGGCCTCGGCAAGCTCTGCCTGAGCGCGATACAGCTTATCCTGGGACTCAAGGATGCTGTCCGTGTCGCCCTCTTCATAGGCTTTGCGGTAGGCTTCCTTGGCTTGATTCAGGGAGAGCTGCGCTCGCTCCCGAACCTGCTCGATCAGGGCTTGCTCGCCCCGGGATACGAGAGATTCGTACTCCTTGTTTTTATTGGCGAGCTGCTGGGCGGCGCGCACTGCTTCTTCTCGCATCCGCTCCGCAGCTTCACGCTGACGGCGCTCCTCATGGAACTCGTACTTGAGCTTGTTCAGCCGCTTCTGAACCTTCTCAGAATACTGGCCTAGCTCATCGTCATCGAGGTCGTCGTCATTAGACTTGGCCTTGGGAGAACGCTGGTCCTCCGGGGGGCGGTCGTCAATGATCTCGACATCAGAGTCCTCGTCTTCGACCTTGGGCTTCTTCTTTTCAAAGGTGGCCTTAACGCCGAAGAACTTGTCCTCTGCCGAGGCGCCGTCTTCTGGGTACTGCTCTTGTGCTTCACTCATGCCTTAACAATCCCCCGTGGATCTTCGACCACAGCCTCAACGCTGTCGTCGTTGATTAAGCGGAACTCCTTGCCATGCACCTTAAATCGGGTGCCTGAGTAGCTCCGCATGAGAATCCAGTCACCCTGCTTGCACAGGGGACCAGAGGGGAATCTGCTAGGGTCTTTATAGCAGTCTGGCCCTAGTTCAAGGACCATCCCTACGATAGACCCGATCTCCTCTTCGTGAAGGGCCTTGGACGACTTAATGATGCCGCCTTCGTACTCCTTCTCGGGATCGGGCAGTGCAATAAGCACCTTATACCCCCGGGGAGAGGGTAATTGTCGGGCCTTCTTTCGGTCATCATCGACCGTATCTGCAATGAGCTGCTCTGCTTCGCTCATAGTCTCCTCGCATCAGGATAACGCCTGAAGTCGCTTGCACTAGGAAAGGCGCCTAGAGTCGCCGCACCGGGAAAGCGCCCGGTGTCGCTATGCCTCCTCGTACTTGGCTCGAAGATCAAGAAGATCTCGCTCGGCCCAAGCTAATCCTTGAATGATTCCGCAGCACTTCTGGTAATCCCCGAAGTCCTTGCAACCGCCGCCACTTAAATGATCAGCGATTTCATTCATTTGGTCTCTGATATTTGACCGCAAATAATCAAGTATGTCTAGTTCCGTGGTCAACGGCCCATAACCTCTTTGGCAATTTCAACGCCAAGTTTAGCACCTGATATCTGATCCTGTGACGCAATTTTTGCTTTTTCAAGTTCTTGTTGCGTGTTGGTCTCAGAGATCTTGACGCCGAGCCGTGCCGTTTCCATCCGCTCCTGCTGATCAAGACGCTGCTGGTCAAGCTGTGCCTTAGCCATAGCCTTCTGCATGTCGAGCTGAATGCGCGCCATGTCTGCTTCGGCCTTGCGCTGGATGTCCTGCTGCTTGAGCTGAAGCTCTTGCATCTGCATCTGCAGGATCGGGTCTTGCATCTGCTGTTGCGCTTGTTGCATTTGTTGCTCACGCTGCGCTTTGCCAGTGACCTGGGCTGCAGCGGGGCCAGCAAGGCGCGAGATCCGCAGCTCGATGTCTTCAGGCAGCGGCTCGTTGGGCGGAGGCAGCTCCACTCCGACCTCTCGCTCCACTTGATCGCGGAACTGGAAGGCCAAATGCTCTTGAACGTGGGCAGCAAGCTCTGCCATCGCTTTCTTGGCGTTTGGACTCTTGCCCATGATCTCCATGATCTGCGGATTCTGCAGCATGGACATGTGAACTTCGATGTGGGCCTCGTGATCCTGATACAGGAACGCTTTGACCGGCTTGCCGTTGATCATGTCCATGTTTTCGCTGACCGGATCGGTCGGTTTCATGTCCCGATCCGTGGGAACGATCTTGTCTGCGTCCCGAATGCCCAAAATATCCAGCATCTGCCGGTGAAGCAGGGGCATATCGTACATTTCAGGGGCTTGAGCGGCCAATTGCAGCGCTGCTTGGTACTGCATGATGCGCTGAGCCATGGTTCCCGAGTTCGGATCGCTCACCGGGATGATATCTACCCGGTCATCGAAGTCCTGAGAGACAATTGCTTCCCCATCAAGCACATAGGGGTACTGTTCGGGTCCGAAATCGCGCACCAAGCGGCTCAAAATGCGCAATTCCACCCGCATTGAGGCGTGCAAACGGGCCTGAACGGCGCTCATCACCTTCATGGAGCGCTCAAGGATCGCCAAAGTGGTGCCAACAGGGGCTTCAGCGTTCATGTCAGCGGCTTTTACGTCCGCTGCCGACGCAAACCGGCGCCCTTCTTCAACAATCTGCCCCATCAACTGGTACAGAACGTTGCTCGGCTCCTTGTAAGGCAGGAACGCGATGTTGTCTTTGATCGCTCCGCCCGGAATATCCACATCTCGGAACTCGCCGGGCATGATCGGGGTGTCATCACCCTTGATCTTGAGGCCTCGGGACTTCAAACCACCCGGCAAATTGCTCAGGGTGCCTGCATCAACGAGCTGCCGAAGCAGTGAAGTAGCGGATTTCGCCAATCCACCGATCATGTGGATCAGTCCGAAGCCGTAAAACCCCAGTCCGGGCATGTATTGGTAGTGGACAAAGTGTTCCCGCTTGATTTTCCGAGGGTCATCCTCGTACCAGTTGCGCCGAATGGATAAAATGGTCCGGGACGAGAGGTCAATGGACACCACATAGGGCAGTTGAATGCCCGTAGGCTCGCCCTTATCGGTGTCTTCAAAGCCCGGGAGGTCCAGATCCACCATCATTTCAAGAAGGGTGTGCCGGGAATCATAGTCATAGCTGACCGAATCGCCGGTCAACTCGCCATATTTGCGCTCCACATCATCGTAATCAGGGGCTGCCGGGGGGAGATCGATGTCTCGATAGAACCCAGAGACCTGTAACTTCCTGATTTCGTTGGAGCTTTTCTTCATCACATGCGTTGCACGCTCGCATGTGTTCAGATCCGATGCCCCGTAGCCGACAACGAAGTCTTCTGCCGGGACAAACATGCTGCAAGGACGGCCCAGGGTGGGGTCGTAATAGATCTTGCGGAACGCGCTACCTGCCAGGGGAAGAGAGAAGAGCATCCGCTCGGTCTCGGAGCGGTACTCGGTCATCTTCTCGGTGAGCAGGTAGTTCAGGTAATCCTGCACCCTGTGAGCCTGCTTCTCCTTATCTGTGTCGATCTTCCCAACTACGGAGGTCTTGACCGGGCCTGCCGCAGGGAACAGCTCCTGAATGGCCTGAGACTGGAAGCGAATCACGGATTCGGTCAGCAGCGGGTGGAACACGCCGCAGGCGCCATCCCAGGGGGTGGTGCGGTCCTCATGCTTAAGGCCCAGCAGCTCCAGGCCCTTGATGTAGGAACGCTCCCAGTCAGCCCGGCTCTCCTTGTCAGAGCGGTAATTGCCGACCAGCTCCGAGGCAATGGCGTCGAGATCGCCTTCATCGATGAACTCAGCGAGGTTGTCATCATGGCCGACCATGTTGACTTCCGCCATGTCCGGGTCGAAGTCGATTATTACGCCGCCATCAGGGGTCTGGAGAGACACCTCTTCCGGGTCAACAATCTCAATCTCAATGCCTTCTTCACCCTCTCCGAGGATCGGGTCGGAGTCCAGCATGGCGCGGTCAATAGCCATTTAGCCGTTCTTCGTGAAGGTCTGAGGACGGGCTGCGCCAGAACCGCGAACACCGCCGCGAGCTGCGCCCTTGGTTTTGCCACCGGCTGCCATCATCTTGGTGGTCATGCGGGTGCCGCTGGGCATCATGCCGCCCTGCTTAGCCATGAAGAAGGGAACCTTCTCGCCGTCCTTCTCGACCATCTTA